GGTATATTATAGCTATGTCAATAGACATAGAAAGGAGTTGTTACCATGCGCGAAACAGTTAAGTACTTAACCAGGGACCTGTTTATCGAGCTCAATGACAAAGCGATCAGGGGCAAGATGAACAGAACGCTCAGGGCAAGCGCACTAAAAGACAGACTGGAAGAAGACGTCAAGTTTCCAGTCGTTGGTGTGTTAATGTCCGACGAAGTAGTGGCTCGCTGCAACATTGCGATTGATAGTAGTGGCCATGATGTGCAGCTGGATATGCTTGTCGATGATTATAATAAATTACCGACAATCCCAGTAAACTAACAACCAACCAGGGAGGGCTTGACGGCCCTCCCATAAAATGCTATTTTTATAATAGAAAGGAAAGAAAGATGGAAAAAGAAAAACTACAAAAACACAGCTGGTACCAGATCGACAACGGACTGGGACCAATCAGGGCTAAACTCATGGAGTCACCGCGCCAAGGCAAAGGCTGGAAAGACATAGTCTTAATGGATGTCAAAGGATCAGACGCTGGTTTCTTCGATGAGATGGGCAGCGTTTATGTCAAAGACATTTTAAGACCGCTGGAGTCTCATGAAGTTTAATATAATTAATCATGGATCGTTGATCGGGTTTACCCCGATCGACGACGCAGCTCAAGCGGTAAAACTCAAACTTAGTTCTTAATCTCTAAAGAGATTAAGAACTAGCCTTCATTTCCAGGTCTTTGTTTTTTTTTTTTTTTTTTTGGGAGGGTGGGCCCACAAGCCACAAGCAGTAATAATTTATGACGAGTTATCCACAGAAAAATTTAAAAAAAAATAAATTATTGTTTGACAGTTAATCCCATAAAATGCTATAAATGATTATGTTTTTAGTTAACCGTAGCACTATAAAAACATACAACGGGGCCAGCCCTGGCTACACTCGGTCCGCCCCGTTGTTCAAAACGGTTAGAAAGGAAAAAATGGACCATAAAAAAAGATACGATGATTTAAAAGACGGTATCTGGAAAATTATGGAACAGTTGCGCGAACTTCCAAGAGATGAAGAAAGCGGCAGCTGGCCAGACATTAACGCATATTCTATTTGGTTCACTCTTTTTACGCTGGTTACGGCAAAGCCGGAACAGTATATAAAAGCAATAAAAGATGAACAAAAAAGAAGCTAAAATTTTAACGGGGGGCCTTTCCAGGCCCTCCAAAATGCCAGGTTATGCTTATAACTTGCCCGCGACCCGTTGCAATGTAGGGTCCAAGCTTGTCAATATTCCCGACACTGTTTGCTTTGATTGTTACGCAATGAAAAATCGTTACCGGTTCCCGAATGTAAAAGAAGCTTTAGAGCGTAGGTATCACGCGGCAAAAAATAATCCTGGTTGGATTTATGGAATGGTTTATTTAATACAAGCTACAAAGCATAAAGAGTTTCGCTGGCATGATGCCGGAGATCTAATCGACCTCCAACACTTGCTGCGAATATTTGAGGTTTGCAAATTAACGCCAGACGTTAAACACTGGCTGCCAACGCGTGAATCTCAAATCCTTTCTAACATCGACCCGCGCATGGTCCCGGATAATCTAATTATTAGATTATCCGCAACAATGGTTGACGGGCCAGCTCCTAAGAGTTGGCCCTGGACCTCAACAGTTGTAAAAGCTGGGGCCAGTTGTCCAGCTCCCAAACAAGACAACGAATGCAAAGACTGCCGGGCGTGTTGGGATAAAAAAGTAAAAAATGTTTCTTACGGGAAACACTAGAAAGGATAAACAATGACACTAGACGAAACATTTAAAATTGAAAGTATACTTGATAAAAGAAAAACAGGATATGATGTTCTGGAATTTTTAGACACTAAATACTTTTCAAAGAGTAAGCAAAAATATATCCGTTATGGTGATATGCACTTGCAACACTTTATCCGGATATTTCAAAACAAAGGCGACGAAATAGAAACAATCGGAAAAGCTTTAAATGAAGCTGTTACAGAAATATTTAAAAAATAAACCCAGTTCACAATCCCCTTCGGGGATTGTGAACCACGAAATTTTTTTTCAAAAAAACAGAGCTCAAGCAACAAGCCTCAAGCTACAAGCCTCAAGCCAACAAGCGGGCGGGTGGGACCCAAAAGGTACAAGCACCAGGGGTGGGTGGGCCCATAGTTCACAAGCGAGTTATCCACAGGTTATCCACAGAAAAGATATTTAGTAGTTTACTTATGGGATTTAGTATGAAAAGATGGGAGCATGAAAAAAGCAAAAACTATTGTTCATGTCAACCAACACATGATCAAATACAACCAGAAGCACCGCGCGGAGTTTCCGGTTCTAACGGTAAAGCACAGAGGCAAAACCTACTACGCTCACGAGGTGATTTACCACGACGTATCAACAACTTACTATCGACCATACAAACCTCTAAGCTGTGGGGCTGTGTGCTGGGTCGAGACAGAGGGAGATGTGACTCTCTTCGATTGGACCGCGGTTCTCCAGGAGAAGCATCCCTCCATCAGGTCAAAGCGTCAAACGATTCGCAGACTTGGAACACCTCGTTTTGTAGCTTCCGCTCCCTACGCCACTCACTACAACTCAGAAACCTTCGAAAAAACTATCGAAGCATAAGTTTAAACCAGGTCCATCCGGACCTGGGCACACCCCCAAACCTAAAAACTCACAAGCAACAAGCGCTCAAGCATCAAGCGTAAGTGCACAAGCTTCCCAGCCTTCCGCTATGGGTGGGAGGGTGGGCCCATAAATCACAAGCTCTTGGATCGCGGACCCTGGATAAAGTTTGACTGATCGTGGATCGAGGGTCTTGACTAAGATATAGCTATCCCTGGGGTGCTTAAAATGGAACGCAATCTGGTGGGGTGAGAACTTAATTTTATTACTACTAGTTACTTTCAACTCTATTGTAAAAAACCCACGCTTATCACCATAACCTAGTATGTCAGGCACGCCTGCAGAGGCCCAACTTTCTAGTCTTGTCAGGGAAAATTTGTCTAGTTTTTTTTTAGTTTCTTGCCAGAAGACTGACTCAGGTTTCAAAGTAATTACTCCACCAGGATTAGCATGCGATACTTCTCTTTTGCACCGATGATTTGGTTCTCAACTAACTTAATTTCTTTGATGTTGAACTCCCTTTGCAAAGGATTTCTACCTTGTGGTAAGACCATTTGAACTCTTGCATGGCTACCAACAGGACTTTCGCAGAATTTTTCTAAGACCTGCATTAACGCCTTGGTTGTATAGGATGACATTGTTTAGTGTATGGTTCGTCTGTTGATACCAGTTAGGTGTTCAAATATATCTATCTGCTCTGGTGTCATTTGCTGAAGTATTGGAATGATATGCTCTGATTTAAAGAAGTGTACATCTTGCTTCTCTAAAACTTCGATGGCGTCCTTCAATTGTTGTTGAAACTCTTCCTCTTCCTTTTTGTTTTTAAACTTCATGATATCCATATTATATCTTAAACCTCTTCTTTCAAGTGCGAAGTGAGAGCCGAAAGGACTATAGTTAAGTTCAGGAGGAACATATAACGTTTATTATGAAAAAAATACATTCATACTCTCACTTCAAGTAAATGCCTAGCATAATTTACTTGCTTTTACAACAGATGTTTTTTATAAGAAGTCATGGGATTACCAAAAGTATTGACAGAACAACAAATGAAGTTTGCAACTTTACTAGTTACAAACGAAGGACGAAAGACTCCAACAGAGTGCGCTATGGAAGCAGGATATGCAGAAAGCTCCGCTCATGTTAGAGCTTCGGAGTTACGCAACCCTAGGAAGTTTCCTTTGGTTGTTAAATATATTGATGAGATTAGATCTGAACTGCAAGAAAAGTATAGAGTCGACTATGCCTCTCATATAACAGAACTTGCAAAGCTAAGGGAGGAGAGTAGAGAAAAGGGTGCCTGGTCAGCTGCTATTAATGCAGAAGTTGCTAGGGGTAAAGCAGCTGGATTATACATAGAGCAAAAGATTATTAAACATGGTAAGCTTGAAGACTTGACAGAAAAAGAATTAGAAGCTAGATTATCCCATATAATAGAAGAAAATAAACTTTTATTAGAACACGAAGATGTGGAGACTTTAAAAGACAAAGTTAAACATCCTAGAGAATTAAGAAAGGTAAACACAGATGAAGAGGAAACTAAAACATCTTGACTTGTTTAGTGGGATTGGTGGTTTTTCACTAGGACTAGAAGAAATAGGACTTGTTGAAACGGTAGCCTTTTGTGACTTTGATAAATACTGCCAACAAGTTTTAAAAAAACATTGGCCTAGTGTGCCAATCTTTTCAGATATAAAGGAGCTTACATATGAAAAACTCAAAGCAAATGGAATTAATAAAATTGACATCATCACAGGAGGATATCCTTGCCAACCTTTCTCCGTCGCAGGTAGAAAAAAAGGTGAAGAGGATCCGAGACACGTCTGGCCAGAGTATTTTAGACTTGTCAAAGAACTCAAACCAACTTGGGTCATTGGAGAAAATGTTAGTGGACACATTAAACTCGGTCTCGACACCGTACTCGAGAACTTGGAGA